TTATTAAGAATATTTCTAAGGTTACAACAATAAAATAGTTAAGTTCTTTAAGTTGGTATATATATATATATTAATTTAACTACTTAAAGACTGAATACTACATGATGAAGGGAATTTCTTGATTTTTTGAAAAAAGTGTGGTTTTTTATTCCCTACATATGAAGAGAAATCTACTGTTTTCAAAAAATGAAAAGTGTTTTAACTTTTCAAAAATGGACAAAAAAAATGTCCAAAATTGACTTGTCTAAATTACTCTTACTGACCGAAAATTTTGTCTTGATAATGAAAATTTATGGTGTTATTTTAAACCATGTTTTTTATTTTTGTTACGATAATTTTTTATATTTTTTTTTTGAAAAATGATTTAGGATTTTTTCGTTGTGTATATTAAGGGAAAATGACAACGATTTTGTCCTATGAAAATCCTAAGTTATTTTGTTGCGAATTATGTAACTATTCAACATCTTATTCAAAAGATTATAACAAACATATTCTTACCAAAAAACATATCAACAACTTTAACAACTCTTTAAACAACCAAATTGTCCTAAATAAAAAATCTTATAAATGTAATAACTGTAGTAAATGTTTTAATGATAGAGCTGGTTTATGGAGACATAAACAAAAATGTAAAACTAATACAATTATATCACAAGATGATGAACCAACAGATAAACAACTTATTATGATGTTATTAAAGGAAAATTCTGAATTAAGAAAAGAACAAACTGACATAAAAGAATTAATTTTAGAAATAGTAAAAAATGGTACTCATAATACTACTAATAATTCACATAATACTACTAATCACATCAATTCACATAACAAAGCATTCAATCTTAATTTCTTTTTAAATGAAACCTGTAAAAATGCTATGAATATTACTGATTTTGTTGATTCCATAAAATTACAGCTTAATGATTTGATAGAAGTAGGTGAACTTGGATATGTAGATGGCATTTCAAAAATAATTGTAAAAAACTTAAATAACTTAGATGAAACAGAAAGACCAGTACATTGCACAGACAAGAAAAGAGAAACAATGTATGTAAAAGATCAAGGTGAATGGAATAAAGAAGATGATAATAAAACCAACTTGAGGAAAGCAATTACAAAAGTAGCAGATAAAAATATAAGATTACTTCCACAGTTTCGAGAGAAATATCCAGAATATAAGAATGCTTATTCAAAAGTATCAGATAAATATGATAAGATGGTTATAGAAGTGATGACTTCAGACCAAGATAAGAATGAAAAAATAATTAAAAATATATCTAAAGTTACAGGGATAAGTAAGAATAATTAACTATGAATTTCTTCTAAATATTTGTCAATCGCAATATTTGAAAGCTCGTCTGCTCTTTTATTTTTATTTCTGAATACGTGTTCATATTCTATTTCTTCAAAACACAATTCTAATTCTTTTGCTTTATCATATAATTCAATTAAGTTATTAGAACGACATTTATATTTACCCTTCATATGATTTATTACAAGCAAACTATCACCAAGTACTTTTATACGCTTAATATTTAATACTTTTGCTTGTTGTAATCCTAAAATTAAACCAGCATATTCAGCATGATTATTTGTGGTATTCACTCCAACAAAGAAACTTTCAAACCATAATTCATCATCACCATGATATATAACTGCTCCAGCGCCAGATAACCCAGGGTTTCCTCTACTACCACCATCAAACATTAGTTTGAAATCAAATTTTTGATATTTTTTTTCTGGATATATTTTTTCTGATATATTTTTTTCTGGATATATTTTTGCTGTTATATTGTTGTTTGGAGAAGAATTAAAGAAATTATTTATTTTTGGTAACATTTTTCTTTATATGTATATTTATTTTTATGTGATTTTTTATTTTCATTTTTATATTTAATTTTTGTATAAATATAATTATATTAAGTAATATAAAGAATAATGCGAATATTTGTGTTTATATTTTTATCGTTCATAGCAAAACTGGTATTGTCTGATACAGAATGTCCATATGTATCTACTATTAGCGACAGACGTAGTAACAAAAATAATTTAAGATTAGTCCAATACAATGTAGAATGGCTATTTATTGACTATTATAGTCCTATGAATTGTCCTGGAAGTGGGTGTACGTGGGTTAATGAAACTGAATCAGATACTCATATGGATTATGTGTCAAATGTTGTAAAACAATTAAACCCAGATATTATTAATTTTTGTGAGATTGAAGGATGCGATGAACTTAATATTTTAAAAGATAGATTATATGATGATACATATATGCCATATTTAAAAAAAGGTACTGATACTGGTACTGGACAAAATGTAGGCATGCTTACACGTATAGACCCACAAATAAGTTTATATAGAACTGAAGATAGATATAATTATCCAATACCAGATTCTAAATGTGGATATACAGGTTCTTCTGGTTCTTCTGGTGTTACAAAACATTATATTACAGAATTTAAATTTAATGAATATAATGTAGCTTTTATTGCGGCACATTTATTGGCAATACCTACTGATCCAGAAAGATGTGCTAAAAGAGAGGCACAGGCATCAGTATTACAAACGATTATTTTTGAATATATTAATAAAGGTTACGAGGTTGTTATGATTGGCGATTTTAATGACTATGATGCTGAAATATTAGATGTTAATAATAATGAACCTACGTCCAGAGTACTTGGTATATTAAAGGGATTAGAAGGAGAATTGTCTGGATTTTATGAACTCTATAATGTAGCTGAAGAAATTACTCAAAATGAAAGATACAGTGACTGGTGGATTTCTGATAATAATTGTAATACAACATCAGAAAACAATTATTCTATGATAGATCATGTATTAGTGACTAATGGCATAAGAAAAAATATTGACAATGCTTATATTTATCATGGTTATGATGAATATTGTGGAAAATATGATTCTGACCATTATCCTGTTGTTGTAGATTTTGTATTATAATTTTTTTAGATATAATCGCAAATTTCAGTATTAAAGTCTTCATTTGTTCTTACAATTCGGAATGGTTTACCACAACCGTATATTTTATTCTCTCTAGCATAATAATCACAAAGGTCTTTTGGTGAATGAGGATCTATTTGTTTACCATTTTCTATTAAGACACCGTGTCTAAATATGCCACAATTAATTTTCATTATAATTATAAAATCACCACAATGTGGACATGTTAAAATTGGATTGTCCTTTGTCTTTTTATTTTCAAACATTAATAATATAATTATCAGTTATATTATTAATTTATTTAATTATGAATAAATTTTTCAATTAAACTAAACCATTTTTTAAGTATATCATCATTTTTGTATATATTATTATTACCATCTAATACAAGTTGACATTTACAAATATCTTCATTTGCTATTTGAACCATCATATTATCGTGATATTCGCTACATGATTTTAAATAATCAATTGGAATATTATTCTCTCCATCTCGATTTCTGGTAGCAATTCTTTGATGGCATATTTCAGGATCTGCTTTAACATAAACAATTTTATTAACTGGAAATTCATCAATAAATGTATCAAACCAATTAAGATATATCTGAAAATTAATATGTTCTATTTTACCACTATCATATAACATCTTAGCAAAAACCATTTTATCTGTAAATAAGCTTCGCTCTGTTATAATAATAAATTTCGGGGGATTTGAATCCTGGCATAACCTTATTGAATCTTTAATTTCTTTTACTGTTTCTTTCAATAATTTTAATCTAGATATGTATGCCATCATTTGGAAGGAAAATGAATACTTTTCTTGATCACCATAAAATTTCTCTAATATTGTATTTCCATTTTCGTCTTTAATTTTACTCCATTCATCAACTGGCTCTTTTAAGAATACAATATTTGTATTATTATTAAAATGGTTTTTAAGATTTGCCAACAGGGTGGACTTACCAGAGCCAATATTACCTTCAACAGAAATAATTTGAATTTGGTTATTCATTATTATGTATTATTTATACATTATATTTATATCTGTTTTTATTTTCAATTTTATTAAATAAAAAATTGAAAATAAAAATATATATAAAGATAATATTATATAACTAACTAATAACACCAGCAAAATGGATTTAAAACAACGTAAGCTCAATAAATCTGAATGGGATTCTACTGAGATTTCCGTTTCAGATAATGAATTATCTGTGTTAAACTTGATTATATCAGGTTATCATGATGTAAGGACAAAAATTAATAAAAATAATTCTATCTTTACATTTTTAAAGATAGAATTTTCAGAGAAAATGGAAGATCATATTTATAATAGGTTCTTGCGTAAAAGGTCTGATCAAATTGAGCAATTATTGATTGATTTAGATTCAACTTATAAAAGAATGAAAATTGATGTAAATATAAAACCTAATTCTTCAGATAGAATAAGATTAGAAAGATTCGACGAAGAAACAATAAAAAATAACGAGATTTATGAATTCATCTTAATGTTACATCTTGATAAATTATTAACAGCGAGAAAATTGATCGATAAAAAAATGAGCGATTTAGAAACCAATATAAAATTATTTCATTTTCACTATTATACTCTTTATAAACTTATTAGAAATAATATAATCAAATTAAACAGACATGTTAGAAATTTGGTAAATATAGTTCTTGATAAATTTATTGATGAAATCAACAAAGCAATCATTATAGAAAATGCTATAGAATTTATTGAGAAAAATGATAATTTATTTAAGTATGGCGATTTGGTTTTGTATGAACATCAAAAGGAGATATTTACATTGATGAAAAGTCCTAATCCAAAGCTAATATTATACATGGCACCAACTGGAACAGGAAAAACAATGACACCAATTGCTCTTTCAGAGCAGAAAAAGGTAATATTTGTTTGTGCAGCGAGACATGTAGGTTTAGCATTAGCAAGAGCAGCTGTTTCTGTGAATAAAAAGATAGCTTTTGCGTTTGGTTGTTCGAGTGCTGATGATATTAGATTACACTATTTTGCGGCAAAAGAATTCACAAAAAATAAGCGAACTGGTGGAATTAAAAAAGTAGACAACTCGGTTGGTGATAACGTTGAGATAATTATTTCTGATATTAGATCTTATCTGTCGGCAATGTATTATATGCTGGCATTCTTTCCAGCAGAAGATATTTGTACTTATTGGGATGAACCTACCATCACAATGGATTACGATACACACGAAATTCACAATACCATTAGGAAAAATTGGAAAAATAATATAATTCCAACAGTAGTTTTATCATCTGCTACTCTACCTAAAGAAAATGAATTAACAGAAACTATTCCTGATTTCTTAAATAAATTTCCTGGTGCTGAAATATGTAATATTGTCAGTCACGATTGTAAAAAATCCATTCCTATTATTAATAAAAATGGTTTTGTTGTGTTACCACATTATTTATCAGACAGTTATGATGAAATGTTAATGATAGCAAACCATTGTTTAAATCATTTAACTTTATTAAGATATTTTGATTTAAAAGAGGTAGTAGAGTTTATTACATTTGTAAATAAAAATAATTATGCTAACAATAAAATGCGATTAGATAGACACTTTGACGATTTAGATTCTATTGATATGAAAAATATAAAGGTTTATTATGTAGAAATGCTGAGAAATATTAATCAATCTAATTGGAAAATTATATATAGAAATTTTCAAGAAACTAGAAGACCAAGAGTTTTGGAGAATGTAAATGTTGATACAAATGGAAATAAGATTCATAAAATTAGGAGTCTTGGACCTGGTGTTACGTCAAAACCGTCTAATCATTTGGCTGGCGCACCGCTTTCACGACTCGCATCTGAACAAATTATCAGTTCAAAGGTTAATGAACCAGTACCACAAGGAACATCAGGTGTTTATGTTACAACTAAAGATGCTTATACGTTAACTGATGGACCAACCATATTTATTTCAAATGATATTGAGAAAATCGCTAAATTTTGTGTTCAACAAGCAAATATACCAAGTATTGTTATGGATGACCTTATGAGTAAAATTGAATATAATAATATTATTAATAAAAAAATTTATGATATTGAAGTTGAATTAGACGTAATAAAAGAAGGCATTGAAAAACAAGTAAAAAATAATGTTAATGAATTTCATGGAGGACAACAAATTAAAGGTAGAAACAAGTCAAATAAAGATCCTAAGAAGCTAAGCAAGGATATTCCAGATGAATTACAAAATAAGGGGGCTCTAAGTAAAATGACACAAGAAATAAATACATTAAGAGCACTAATAAAACGCGCATCATTGAACGACACATTTGTTCCAAATAAAAAGCAACATTTAGAAAAATGGACACATGATATGAGTATTCCGACCGCATTTACCAGTTCGATTGATGAGCAAATAGTTTCTGATATTATGGCATTAAATGGTGTCGATAATTTATGGAAGATTTTGCTTATGATGGGAATTGGTGTCTTTATTAATCATGAGAATATTACATACACTGAAATTATGAAAAAACTGGCTGATGAACAAAGATTATATATGATTATCGCATCAAGCGACTATATTTATGGAACGAATTATCAGTTCTGTCATGGTTTCTTGAGCAAAGATTTAAATCTAACACAAGAAAAAGTAATTCAAGCAATGGGACGTATTGGTAGAAATAATATTCAACAAACATATACAATTAGATTCCGGGATGATTCGCAGATTTATAAATTATTTACATCAGAAACTGAGAAACCAGAAGTTATAAATATGAACATATTATTTAATAGCTCAAATGTAAAGTATGTGAATGGTGAATATATTGAAGTGGCTGAAGAATCAGGAGAAGATTTTGAGCAAATAGTGTAAATGATGATGAAGAAGCTTAAATTAGTAAACAAAAAATAAAAAATAAAAAATTATATTTTCACATAAAAAATTTTTTACTTAATAAATATTTTTTATGTGAAATAATTACATTTGTACAAATCTAATGTAAAATGAGGTATTTCTCCATTTACGACCGTATAAATCGTTTAAAGTATATTCATGGTAGTAATTTATTTTAGGTGCCATTTCAGAATCAGGACCATTAATATTATTATATTGACCTGCTTCAACAATTTCAATATTACAATCTGGTTCAATTTCGCGCATATTATTTGTAACTTGATTAATAAAATCATTTATTTTCATATCTGGACTAAAGTTCCAATAGAAAGTCCTTTCAGTATAAACAATCTTAAAATAAAATGTGTATAATTCTTCAGGATTTATCATTTGTAGTTTTAATTTATATATTTATATATTTACATAATTTGTTTCAATTTTTAATTTATTGACAATTTACAACCTAATTCTTTGTAATAATATTTATTAAATGGAATATTGTTTGATAATGATTTAGCTAATGTCTTATCACTCATTTTAAGTTCGCGAATACAATCATATTTACAACCGAATTCTCTTACTAATTGTTGTGTTAAATCATACTGTCCAATACCATTTTTATATAATAATATTGGTGCGCCGTTTTTTGATTCAAATGTGTCAATAAGTTCTGTATCACAATTATTATATAACATATAATAATGATTGTTTGTGATAGTATTCTTTTTAACTGGATTATCAAGGGCGGATAGACTTTTATAACCATTTAATTTGGCAGCTGTTTTTCTGTCTAAATATACATTTAATATTTCCGTTTTGTTTGCGTTTAATTTGGCGATATATCCAACATTTTGTGAAGTGGTTTGTTTTGTTGGCTGGATTTCATGAACAACATTTGGGTCAAGATTTCTCTCTACCAATAGCCAACGAAAACCGCAGTAAATAGTATTTTCTTCAACAGCCTTTGCTATACTAGGTCGTTTGATATTCTTGTCTTCATTCATAGCCTCTGTTACAGATTCATATATTTTCACTAATTGTAATGTTTCTGGATTGATTTTTTGAAGCCTAGGTCCTAAATGTGGCATTTGTTGATTAAATCCTGTTACTACTTTGGTTTCTTGTGTATTTAGTTTGTTAATGATTAATTGAATAGAATTCTCGAGAGAAGTTACTTTATTAGTTAGAAACTTATTATTTTGAATTAATTCTTTCAATAATTCATCATTATTATTAACAATTTGACCATTATTTTTTAGTTTTAAATTTTCAATTTCCAATAACAATTCTCTTACTTTATAATTATAATTACCGATATTGTCGTCTATAATTTTTATAACTGTTTGCATAGTTAATGTGGTTCCAATTAAAAATAATTCATTTTCTTTTTCGTGACCTGTTAAATTGCTTACTTTGGTTGGATGAATATCTTTGTGTGAATGTAAAAATTGTTCGAATTCGTGTGATTTGTCTACTTGAATACAATGTAATAATAAGCATTCATCATATTTACTTTTGTGCTCATTGTATCTATTCTGAATACCCTTCCTTGACTCGCCAATTTTTACGATATATGTTCCATTTTCAAACGTTTTTACTTTTATAACATAAACCAATGGTCCTGACATTGCGTATTGTTTTAATAAATACTTTTCATTATCAAGTTCTTTTTGTTTCATTAATTTTTCTTCTGTTTCTTTGTTTTTAGTGTCTTCAATTTTCTCTAATTGTTGTTTTAATTCATCACTTTCTTCTTTGGTAATTTCAAACATAATATTTTCAAGTTTAATAAAATAATCATGAACCTCATCTGCTTTTTTTGTTCCAGCTTTTAAACAAAATTTTTTAAAGGTATCAAGATTTAACATAATTATTTCTTTATTATGACCTCCTCTTACATTTTTTTTTGCTCCACAAGTTGGCGGAGCAAAAATTTTGTAATCTTTATTTATATAAAAATTTTTTTCTATTACTCTTTTTGCGGAATCTTTTTGACTAAAATCAAGCCATTTCCATACATTATCTAAATCAATAACAAAATCATTCTTATTATCATACTTCAAATAACAATAAAAACTTGATAAAAATAGTTGTTGCTCATAATTTGTGAAATTATTTTTTACTTTATCAATTAACTTGTTTTGATAATCACCAGAAAATTTGGTAATAGGATTGCTTTCAATAAGGTTAACTATGTCTACGCTCATTTTATAATTGTATTAATATGATATCTTTATATTGTTTTTTGCTTTTAATAATTAAAAAGGAATAATTAATTATTAAAATATATAAATAAAAACCACACGATATAAGGTGTTTAATTGGAGTAAGCTAAACCACCCATACCACTCATAATTCTAAGAACGTTGTAGTTGGTAGCATAGACGCGAACCTTGGCAGTCTTGGTGCCTTCAACGGTAGCATTAGAGAGCACAAGTTGAAGAGTGGCATTATCAATTCTGGAGAAGTTGCACGTGCCGCTTGGTTGATGTTCCTCAGGACGAAGAGCGAAAGAGTATACGTTAATACCTTCATCAGGGTTGCGGGTGTGGGCTTGGTAAGGTTGAACCCAAGAGAAGTAAGAACCTTCACGTTCAGAGAAGCGATCTTGGCCGTTAAGTTGGAGCTTAGCGGTGACGACAGGGTTTTGTCCCCAGCAGTGCATGTCCAAAGAGGTTTCAGACATAACGAATGTACCGGCATCAGAAACACCAGAGTTCTCCATGTGAGCGCCGGATTCTAGACTATCAAGGGGAACAGCGGGACCACCAAAGTTGACTTCGTTGTAAGGGTTGGAAGGTCCGTGCCAGTAACCAGTGAAACTTGGGTTCTCAGCAGCAGGTTGGTAATCAAGAGCACCAGCATCTTGGAAGAGACCACGAGCATCGATGTAAGCGCGGGAATCAGCAGCGATAGAGGCGGGACCTCCGAAAGCATGGATAGCGTTGGGAAGAGCATCAATGGCATCAGTGTAGTTGAAGGGTTGAGCACCAAGAACCTTGAATAAAAGAGCATCGCAAGTTAAGGATGAGCAGTAGTCAACGTTTTGGTCAGGTTGGACAACCCAGATAAGCTCCTTAACAGGGTGGTTAAAGTTGAGCTTAATCTTGTTAGAAGAAGAACCAACGGATTCATCACCAGTGAATTGAAGTTGAGTGATTAAGTACTCGTGAGGGTTTTGGGCCATTCTGCGACGTTCGTCAGTGTCAAGGAAGACGTAGTCAACATAGAGGGAAGCAGCGACCAAAGATTGGTTGTAAGCAATGGTGGCAGGAACAGGGCGTCCAACGGCGTATTGAGTAGCAGGATTAGAAGGGCTGCTGTTGCAGTTCAATGTGGTAACAGCCCATAAGCACTCATCAATAGGACGAATATCAAGGTTAATCTTGACTTCGTGGTATTGAAGAGCAATTAAAGGAAGGGCAAGACCAGGGTTGGTGCAGAACCAGAATTGAAGAGGAACATAAAGGGTAGTCTCGGGAAGAGCGTTACGGGGAGCGCAAACTTGACGAGGAGCCATAGAGTCACAAGGAGATTCAACATCAGAGAAAGAAGGATCAGTGATGAAGGTGAGTTGAGTGGTGTTACCAATCATCTTGAAGTAACCACGTTGTTGTTCAGAAGTCATGGTCAATTGGTTCCAGATGTGCATCCAGTCACCGTATTGACGATCGATTCTTTGTCCACCAATTTCGACCTCAACTTGAGCAACTAATTGCTCACCAGGGAAATCAAGCCAACGGGCATAGACACCGGTGTTTTCGCCACTGGAGTAGTTTCCGAGACCCATAAGTTGGTTGATCTCAGGAAGAGTAACTTGTAAGTAAGTGCGGTAAGCAAGATCTCCGTTTCTGGAGATAACACATTGGACACGACGTCCGAAATCAGCTTGTCCGTTAAATGTTTGTTCGATTGATTCGATGGCAAAGTTAGTGTATCTACGATAAGTAACTTTCCAGAAAGTAATTTGAGGATTACCTGTAAGGTAAACATCTTGAGCGCCATAAGCTACGAGTTGCATTAATCCACCTCCCATTTTATAATATGGCTAAAGAAAAAAATTTTCTGAAATTTAATTTAATTAATTTAATTAATTAATTAAATTTGATATAATAACATAATTTATTTATGAAAAATGTTATTTATGAAAATATTTTATTGAAATCTAAATTGGTTTTCATAAATTTTAATAAGTATGAATCTTCGAGTACTTCCTTTTTACCTTCATGATTTTTTGAGAAAACGTAAGATTCTCCTCGTTTTTTTACAGACCATCCTTGCTCTATACAGTTTAAAATAAGAAGCATTTTTTGAAATTTTATGGCGTCTATCTTTAAATCTACATTTTCTAAATCTTTCAAGGATTCTAAGTTGATATTGAATTCCATTAGTGTAATTAAATAAAAATTATATATTTTTTTAACTTATTATTATATTACATCATACATATTTCTTGTTTAATTATTTATCATGTAATACATAAAATCATTTATATTAAATTTTGTAGTTATTATATTTTTGTCGTCTATAAAATCTTGACAAATGTTGTTCTTCTTTTTCTAAAATTTGAAAGTTACTTTTTACAATATCTCCATCATTATTTGAATAATATACATTTTTAATTTTATAACCTTTTTTCTCTGGTAGGGTTTTCATATTTTGAATACAATTTGTACATGGTTTTGAACTTTGTAGTTTATTATTTTTTGAAATTCTTATGACTAATAAATTTATTGTTTGTAATCTTTTTTTTCTATATGATGGTTTTAGCTTATTTATAGCAGCATGTTCAGCGTGAATACCAGGAACATTACCATCCACATCACCAACTTGATTGAACCCAAAACTTAAGATACTAACCTTTCCCTTTTGAAAATTGCCCTTTCAAGATACAAGCAGCATGATGATAATTTCCACACAAACATGATGAAACATTAATTCCTCCATTTTTAAATGAGGAAATATCAGTATTAGACGGTAAACAAAAACGTTTTAAAAACAAAGTATCAAGAATCTGAGTCATTTTAGTGTATATAATAGTATAAATAATGTTTAAATTATTTCAATTTTATAATTTAGTCATTTAATTTATTGAAAACTTCAATTATCTCAAATATACGGTCGATATAAATAAATAATTTATATATATAATGAATTAAATAAATAATGGTTTTAATATAAAAAGGTATGATATCTTTTAAACCAAAATCAAATAAAAAGATTAAATTCAACAAAAAATCAGCAGTGACAATTGATTCAAAACATAAGGAATTTTTACATGAATTCTCACAAGATGAAAATATTATTTTAGAATATAAAACTGAAATACAAATTTTAAAACAAAAATTAAATGATGAAAATGAAATAATTACAATAGAAGAAAAATTAGAAATGAAAGATAGAATTTTAGAATTAAAGGAAGAAATAAAATGTATACAACATAAAAAAAAAGATTATTTTCTTAATAATTCAAAATATATTTTTGAATATTTTGAAAACAAAAAAAATATTTCAAGTGGTACAATTTCTCAGACAAATGTAAATAAATCAAATATTGTTAATAATTTTTTTAAAATAAAAGAAGAAAAAAATGATGAAAACAATTTAATTCAAAATGATAATAAAAATATCGTTTTAAAATATTTGACCAATATTAGTGATGATTTTTTGGATATAAATAATTTCGTATATCAAACAGATATATGTGAAGTATGTAATAAGGGTGAGTTAATTCCACTTGAAGATGAAGGTATAATGGTTTGTAATATCTGCTCAAGAAGTATTCAGTATCTTATTGAAAACGAAAAGCCATCATATAAAGAACCACCAAAGGAGGTTTGTTTTTATGCTTATAAACGAATAAATCATTTTAAAGAAATACTCGCACAATTTCAAGGTAAAGAAACAACACAGATACCTTCAGAAGTTATTGAAAATATTAAATTACAAATTAAAAAAGAGAGAATCGAATTATCTCAAATATCAAACATAAAAACAAAAGAAATACTTAAAAAATTAGGCTATAATAAATATTATGAGCATATTCCATTTATAAAAGATAAATTAGGTATAAAACCACCAATTATGAGTCCTGAATTAGAAGAAACTTTGTGTAATCTTTTTGTTGAACTTCAGTCACCTTATTCGAAATTTTGTCCAGATGATCGTGTTAATTTTTTAAATTATTATTATACAGCATATAAGCTTTGTGAATTATTAGGTGAAGATAATTATTTACAGCATTTTCCAATGTTAAAAGATCCAGAAAAAAGAATGGAACAAGATGTAATATGGAAAAAGATTTGTAAAGAATTGGATTGGGAATATATACCTACTATTTAATGTTTAATATTTAACATTTATAATTTAATTTCATAAATTATAAATTATTGTGTTTTATAAGGAAAAAGTTTTAACATATTAGTGTTATAAATTGAATAATTTGGTTCATAACTATTAGCTCCTACCCCATTACCAAAACACCTTCCACCTTTTTGTTTACGACTTTTACGATTGTATTTGAGTGACTTTTTACCTTTTTTTGTTTTACCATAACTTTTGTGTTTTCTACCACCAATAGACATATCCATCGGTGTTTCATCTGTATAGGTTGATTCTAAATCTGATAAATGTAAAGAACCTTGTGAAGAAGGACTTGGTGAAGAAGGACTTGGTGAAGAAGGACTTGGTGAAGAAGGACTTGGTAAAGAAGGATCTTGTGAATAACCTGGTGAATCAGTGATGGTTGATATATCCAAATCATGTAATTCATTATTTTGAATGTCATTAATTATTTCTTGTGGTGTAAAATTAACACCTGTATCTGGATTTATTTGATTTAAACTTATTTGAATAACGTTAATTCCAATGCCTCGATTAGATAAAATTTGAATATCATTTTGTGTAAACCCTAAAGACAATAATTGTTGATTTTCTTCTGGTGTAAATGTTCCACCAACCATTTTTCTATAAGTTCGTCTGGTCTTACTATTTCTTTTTTTGTAAGATTTGTGTTTAAGTTTCTTTGATTTTTTACACGATAGTTTTACCATAATATATTATTACTAGATTTAAAATATATTATAGGATTTAAAATCCACCAGGGAATTTTACTAAATTGGCACCAATACCAAATCCAGCACCAGATCTAGCAGTTGCTCCCATAGATGGAACATACGTATCAAGAATGCTAAATGTAGCAGCAGCAGTTAAAGCAATCAATACAATTTCCTCAATATTTAAGGAACGTTTAGGAATAGCATAAGCAGCAATAGCAACCATTAAACCCTCAACGAGATATTTGATAACTCTTTTGACAAGTTCACCTACGTTTATTAAACCGTTCATTATATTAAATGTTAAGAAAAAATAATTTATTGCGATAAAAACTTAAATAATTAAATAAATAAATTATATAAATGGATAATTCTAAATCTAAGCATTCCAATAAAAAAGGTTTTGAGAGAAAAACAAAAGATGGAAAAGAAAATCCTAAATATATTGATTTGTTAGAAGAAGACAAACCTATTGCTAATCAAAAATTTGTGTGTATGTCTTTTTGTTCTCCTGAAAAAATTTTAAAACAAAAAGAAATTTTCTTTTTTGAAGAATTCCTAAAGAACTGGGAATTTAATAAGTCTATGGAAAAATTTCTACAATTTGTTAACTTCATATCTTTTAAATATAATATATCATTTGAAGACTTAAGTAATGATTTTAAAGAGTTTGTTCAAGAAGAAAAAAGTAATCTAACAAATTCTAACTTGGCTGATGATTATAAAACATATTTAGACAATAACGAAAATAAAATTCAGAAAAAGTTTGACATTGAAAATAGTTTTCAAACAAACACAAGAGGTTTAAAAATTAGAGGTGTCTACCCTACTCAAGAAGAAGCTGAATTGAGATGTAAAATGTTGAGAGAAATTGATTCTAATCATGATATTATGGTTGGTCCTGTTGGTATGTGGATGCCTTGGGATCCTGAAGCATATAAGACAGGTCGTGTTGAATATATGGAAGAGGAATTGAATCAATTAATGCATGAAAAACAAAAGAATGAAGATAATGCTAAGTCCGCTTTTGAACAACGCATCAAAGAAACTAAACAAAAGGCTATTGAGGAAAATATTAAGAATGCTGAAAAGTCTGGTAATACTTTATCTCAAACTATCGATGAAAAAGGCAACTTAATTGGTGTTAATAATTCTAGTACTCAAGAGGTTGCGTTAGGTGAACAAGAAAATATTTCAACAGCCGATATTTGTAAGGAGTTGTTTGAAGGTGAAAATATTGTTGTTGGAAAGAGCGATAATGGTCAAAGCCAACTAAAATCAGGACCATTTGCTAAAAAATAAATTAAATATTATTACACCTTTGAACATTTAAAACGCTGATTCAATATTTAATTTTAATATTATATAAAGATATATTGAATAATAATACATACATATATATAATGAATAATGATATGGTTATTAAAGAAACAAAGGTTTGGGGAAATTTTTATAATGTTAAAAATGTAAATAAACGTATAAGATTAATGAAAAAACATAAATTAATTACTGGGATGGAAGGATATCCATTTATAGACCATTATACAATATACTCTTATAAACCTCAAAACCAAAAAGGACCTGCCAGAGAAGAACAAACATTTATTTTAAGCTACGCCTATAATTATGATTCGTTTGCAAACGAAGATACCTTTATTAGTAAATTAAATGAGATTGGATTATTGTTTCATAAGGAAAAATGTTTATATGAAACTCATGATGCATATAAAATTTTTATTTATGAGAATATGTGTCCAATTAACGTGATATTACAACAAATATAATCGGCATTTAAAATGTTCAAAGGTGTAATTAATATTATTATAATTATAATATTAATTTAGACTCCATAATCACAAAAATTATTACCATTATCACTATAGCTAGCACGTTGTTTACCTATTCTTATTTTAAAATAATACCAATTATCATTTTTTTGATAATCTCTCCAGACAATATCATTAGCATATAACCAATGTTGTTTAGTTGATATTAATAAAGGTAAACACCATTCATATAATTTTATTAATTTATCATAATAATTTGAATTAACAATATAACCAGATGCTGTTTGAGCAAATAATACTTTATCTACATTTAGCTTTTCACATACAATATAATCTTTTAAATTATATGACAACATACATACATCATAATCAATATTACTTTCAAAAAAGTTTTTTAAATTTTCTTCAAATATTTCTTTTGAAACCAAAAACTGAAAATCATCTTCTAAAATTAGAATATTTTTATAATTCCTTTCTTTCGCTATTTTTAATACAGCCAAATGTGATAAACCACATCCATAAATACCAAAATCAGGAGTTGAAATAGCTTCAAATCTCTCATAACTTAGTTGAAAATTATTTAATTCATTTTCAATTTGTTCTCGTCTATCAGTTCTTTTATTCAAATTAATATAAATAATTTTATCAATATAATTGGACATTTATTATATAATATAAATATATTTATATTTATATTTATATTTATATTTATATTTAAAAAATTACAACTTAACAGTCTTTTTAACACTAATTTTAGGTCAAGCGTCCCCTCTTTTTGCCTTAGATGGGTCATATTGTTCTTCTTGATGGTAATCTGGTAATCCCTTAAATAATCAAAATACAAATTGGAGTGATTATTGTTTAATAAAATACAATGTAACTATTTCATTTGATGATTGTTAAATAATACTATAATAATAGTCATTTATTATATTTTTATTTTTTATATATCTACTCATCTTAGAAGAACAAATTCCTTCCAATTCTGCTGCTTTGGCTATCGTCTCCCATGTTGCTAATAATTCATTAGTTTCTTTTTCTCTTTTGTATACTTTTTTACCAGTTGATGATGATATTTTTTCCTTTTGAATATATGGTTGTTTCAATGAAATTCCATAATAGCCTTCATTAGATTCACCATCGACCCAAACAGTAGCTTTTAATGTATATGGGCATTCATTCAGGTAAGTTTTGATTTCTTTAATATCATTGTCTGACAATTCTTTGTTAATACTACTTTTCCATTTTTGATATTCTTTTAACAATGTTGAGTTCAATATCTTTCCGCAATCAGAAAATTCACATGCATGAAAAATAAAAGTTTCCACATCTAAATTATTAAATGTTTTTTTATATTCAACTGATTTTAATTTAATTCCAATATATCCGTGATTTCTATTAATTCGTTTTGGTTTGAATCTGGTGTCTAAATAATTTTTTAGAGCATGAAACATTTCTTTGGTTGGTTTTACTTTGCTCCATAGTCTATATCTTCCTTCCAAATTGACAGATAAATCTTCAACATCTGGTCTAACTATGCAAATTTCGTTTACAAATTGATTAAACTTTTTATTTATTTCGTCTTCTGGCAATAAAACATTTTGATAAACAGAAATTTCATTAGTCTTAATAGAATCAATAATTTGTTGTTGCTTGTCAAATTTTTCTCTCAAATTGTTAATTTCAAGACTTTGTTCCAAGTTTGTTTTTTCAAGTAAATTTATTTTTTCGCATAACAAATGATTTTCACATTCTAACTCATTGTTTCGTTTTGTAAGTTTATTAAAGTTCTCAATACTATAAATCTTTGTTTGTATAATTTCTTTTATGATTTTGGTTAATTTATCAACAGTAAAACTATCATTGTATGCGATAATTTCAGTTTTATTTTTATCATTAATTTTAATGTTTCTTAGTTGCGGTTTAATTTTTGGATGAATTTTAATGAGATTTTCAATTTCAACTTTGTTCTGAACTCTGAATGCATTTTTTAGGAAAAAATTGTTATAATGTTTATGATGATATGATATCCTATTTGACAAATCATTTGTATGTCCGAATTTAATTAATTTCTCTCCATTTTCATTCAAGTTATCAATTGTTCCAAAATAAACACATTCAGTATTTACAGGAAATTGACTAATTAATGCTTGTTCGACCTCTTTTTGTTTTTCATTGATAATAATATTTTTGTTTTGTAATTGTATTTTTAATTCATTACATTCTTCGTCAATTGTTTCTTGTAAAAATTTTTCTAATTTCATATAATATTCATGAATTTCATCAGCTTTTTTTGTTCCAGCCTTCAGACAAAATTTTTTAAAAGTCTGAATATTTAACATAAATATTTCCTTATTTTGACCACCATGAGATTTTTCATCTCGCTTTTGTTGCAACAAAAGCGATTTTATATAATCTTTATCAATAATAAATTGTTTTTCCAATAACATTTTAGCATTAACTTTTTGCCTAAATCCTAACCATTTCCATACATTATCTAAGTCGATAACAAAATCTTTTACTTGGTCACAATTCAAATAACAATAAAAACTTGATAAAAATAATTGTTGTTCAAAATCCGAAAAATTAGCTTTAATTTTTGTTAATAATTTTAAATTATAATCGTTTGATAACTTAGTTATTGGATTCTCCTCAATCAATTTAACAATATCTAATTGTTCCATTATAATTATATATTAATAATAACATAGTCTTTAAGTTGTTATTAATAATTTTGGTTTTGTTTTTAAAAGCGAAAATAAGACTAAATTTACCACTTAGTAGTCTTTTTAACACTAATTTTAGGTCCAGCACCCCTCTTTTTTGTCTTAGATGGGTCATATTGTTCTTCTTGATGGTCGTCTGGTAATCCCTTAGATAATTCCCAGAATTCTTTAGAACCAAGACGGAAATCGTTGTGATTATCAGCTTTATACCAAAAAACTTGGTCTTGTAATTTATTAGATTTCGAATTATTATTAATTACAAGACACTCATAATTTTCAGTACACTGGTCCATTACTTGACAAAAAGACTCAAATGTTGGAAACATACCAGCATAATTATCATATATTCTTTTTCTATTTGCAATGTAATTTTCTCTCAAAATAAAAACATAATCTATGTTGGTTCTCAGTGTGGGAGGAATACCTAAAGGATATTGCATTGTGATGACTAACATGACCTTCCAATGACGGCCGTTCATGAAGAGGAGACGCATTAATTTATCGCGAGACCATGTATTATCATATAAACAATCATCTAAAATAACAAATGCTCTGGGGTCAATTGATGATCTTTTATACATTTCAACTTCTTTTTTCACTTGATTTAATACTGTTCTTTGGCGTTTTAATATATTTTCAATAATGGCTGAATTGTATTCATTATGAATGAATAATCGAGGAACCATTTTCCCATAAAATCCATTACCCTCTTCTGTTCCTGAAATAACAGTTCCAATAGGAATTTCTTGCTGATAATATAATAAATCTCTAACTAAAAATGATTTGCCGGTATCACGTTTACCAATCAAAACAATAACAGGACCTTTATTTTCAGTTGCTTTAAACTGAATATTTTTCATGTCAAATTTTTTAAGTTCTAGACTCATTCCTATAATATTTAAAAGGAAATATAATATGAATTTTAACGCCTTTAAAATTTTTCTAAATTAAACGAAATAATTAATTTATTTTCAAGAAGCTTTTAGAAATAATAAAACATATTAATGAAAAATAAGTTAAAAATATGTTTAATTTATATTTTAATTCACTAAAGATGATAACTATTAATTATCAAAAAAGAAAAAATATTGAACTATTTAAGAGTTTTGAAGAACCAACATCTCTGTTTCTATCTAAAACTCAAAATTATATACCAATTTATAAAAGATTTTTTACCTTAAATAATACGAATTATAATGGCATTAATCTTAATAATAAATGGTTTATATCAAATATAAAACCCAAAAAAGGAAGTATTGAAAATAACGATAATATTTTTAAGTGTAAGGTTAAAAATACCGATACTAATAAGGTAAAGGATATAGAAATATTTTTTAAAATGGCGCCTTTATTAGACCCATATAAATACATGATTGGTAAATATGATGTTAACAATTCAAATCTGTTTAATTTACCACTATTAAATTCAAATATAGAAGATTGTAATCCTAAATTTATTGATGTTAATAACACAGCCTATGTTGATGGTTTATTCTTATTTTTATCAAGTCAATTAAGAACCACATATAGATTTATACATGGAATTGAATATTATGGTTCTTTCTTAGCTATAAAAAATGATTTTAAAATTAATGTTTTTGATGATATCGATTATTTGAATAATTCTGAGTTTTTCAATAAAAATAAGAATATATTATTTAAAGTAGATAAATATGAACATTTATTTGAACAAGAACAGGCAAAACTAAAACCGTTAAATATTGGTAATAACATTAGTTTAAAATCTTTAAAATCAGTTGATAATGAAATGTTTAATAATGTTTTTGACGAAGGCAATAGTTCAATTGATTTAAATGAATTAAAAGACTTACAATTAGATTTAGTTGATATGACACATGTACAATTAATTACAGAACATCAAGTTACTTTAAAATCGAATTCAACATGTTCATCACGTTCATCACATACAAATGATAATGATTTAGATGATTATTGTGAAAATTGTGACCAACGCGGTGAGGTATTTGATTCAATCTCTGAAAAAAATAGTAATCATAGTTTTCATGAAGAAAATTATAATGAAGATAATGAAGATGAACAAGATGAAGAAGATGAAGAAGATGAAGAAGATGAAGAAGATGAAGAAGATGAAGAAGATGAAGAAGATGAAGAAATTAATGTATTTATACCGAAATTTCCTGTTCAAGTTATTGGAATGGAATATTGCGAGGATACATTTGATAATTTAATTTTAACTAACGAATTAACTAATGAAGAATGGTATTCAGCATTAATGCAGATAATAATGATTTTGTTAACATATCAAAAAGTATTTGGTTTTACACATAATGATTTACATACAAATAACGTAATGTATAATCAAACTGACAAAAAATATTTGTATTATTGTTATAAAAAGAAGTATTATAAAGTTCCAACATTTGGAAGAATATTTAAAATAATAGATTTTGGTAGAAGCATTTTTAAATTTGATGGAAAAGTATTTTGTAGCGATAGTTTTCAACCTGGAGGTGATGCTGCAACACAATATAATACAGAACCATATTTTAATGAAAATAAACCAAGATTAGAGCCAAATTATAGTTTTGATTTGTGTAGATTAGCCTGTTCAATTTTTGATTATGTTATTGATGATTTTGAAGAAATGAATGATTTAAGTAAAATTGAAGACCCAGTAAAACGCTTAATTTTCGAATGGTGTTTAGATGATAAGGGAATAAATATGCTATATAAAAATAATGGTGTTGAGAGATATCCAGAGTTTAAATTATATAAAATGATAGCAAGATGTGTTCATAACCATACACCTCAAGCTCAATTGGAACGTGCTGAATTTTACAGTTATCAATTTAGTGGAGATGTTAAGAATACAAATGACATTTTTAATATAGACTTAATCCCATCGCATATTTAGTGTTTTATAAAATATTCTCTTTATTCATAATATAAATTTTGTTTATTCATAATATAAATTTTATTTATATATATATTATGAACAATAACTTTGGTTTTATAATAACTAGACATGTTAATTCAGTAAAAACAAATAATTACTGGAATAATTGTGTAAAACTTCTTAGGAGATTATATCCTTTAAAAAAAATTGTAATTATAGATGATAATAGTAATTATGATTATGTTATTTCAGAATTTAATTATAAAAATATAGAAATTATTAAATCAGAGTTCCCAGGTAGAGGTGAACTTCTACCTTATTATTATTTATTAAAGAAGAAATTTTTTGAAAATGCCATTATTATACATGATAGTGTATTTTTTCATAAACGAGTTCCTTTCGAAAAATTATATGGTATTAATGTATTACCTTTATGGTTTTTTCATTCAGACAAAGAAAATGTTGATAATACAAAAAGAATAGTAAGACATCTTAAAAATAATTTTTCAATAGATGATAAAATTTCAAAAAATTTAAATATTCTTGGAATGAATAATGATAAATGGTATGGTTGTTTTGGTGTTCAAAGCTATATAAATTTAACATTTCTTCAAAATATAGAAAATAAATACGGAATAACAAATTTAATTTCATCAGTAACTTGTAGAAGAGATAGGTGTTGTTTGGAGAGAATATTTGGTGTAATATTTTCATTAGAATCGAAAAGTTTAAATAGAAAATCATTATTTGGTAACATAATGGAATATCAAAAATGGGGTTATTCTTATGATGATTATATGAATGACTTAAAAAATGGACATATTCCGAAATCAACTGTTAAAATTTGGACTGGGCGTTAATTATCAAATATTTTTGAATATGATTTATCATTCAACCATAAAACGAGAAAAATAAAGAGAAAAATAAAGAGAAAATA